AGTACTAGAAGCAGAACCATCTTCAGCTAATGCTCTAGATAATTCGTCTTCATAATATAATTTCATTTGTTGAACTAGTTGTGGTTGATATTTTTGTGCAAGATAAAAAGCTAGACCTGAAGTCATACAAGGTACAAATCTAAAAGGTATATCTGTTGCATTTGTATAGTCTCCAATATCTTGAATTCTTTTTATAAAATAAAAATGCATGTCTTTAGATGCATTAGTAGAATCTGGTGTTGGATATATACTAATACTAACATGATCTATAAATCTTTGAACCCAATATTGATTAGGTGTTCCTTTAGAAAGTTTGTTTGAAAAACCTGCATAAGTTGATCTATCAACTTTAGTCATTGGACTATCTGATTGAGTAGTCTGGGTTCTGTTATTTCTTAATTGTGCTTCAAGGACATCGGATAT